TAAGTTTGCTAACCAAGTTTCATAATCATATAGTTTCATAAAACCTCCTTTTAATTTATCATTTTCCTGCAAGAAGACTCCCACTTCTGTAAGTGGGGGATGAATTGCACCTATAGTACATATACCACTTTAATAACCTCCTTGAAAGGTAAGTCAGGCTAAAGCCTGTAGGTCCACATCGCCAATGTTATATAGGGTTTTAAAGTAGTAACACTTCTCCTACCCCTCAGAGATGTTTAATCACTACCCACAGAGCTTGGAACTTGTGGAGCATCCCAAGGTGTCTATATATTCTACTATAACGTAGCTAAAGAGTAATCCTTTTAGCTTAGGCTAATCAACCGAGCTTGTTTTTCTACAAGCCCCCACCTCTATAGGTGGTGGGTAGTTGACTTTTTATCCTGTTGTTACATCACTACTACCTGAAACAATAACACCTGTAAAACAACCAACAAAAGAAGATCCGATAAATGCCTGCCCAGAAGAATTAGTAGTGGTTTGGCTGCTACCTGAAACAATAACACCTGGGTGCCCACATGTTGCAAGGACAACATCCCCACATCTGGCCAACCCCATACTATTTGCTTGTGAGTCCCCACTACCAAGAATTATAAATCCAATTTTATGTCGACATTTTGGTTTACTATGACAGCAACATACACCAACACCCATGTCTCCAATTCTTGCTAACCCAGACATAAATTATTCTCCTCTAATTTTTCTCATATGATTTTTATATATTAGAGATGGATCTTTTGCTAAATCATCCCATACTTCACTAAAATCATCATCATTTTCAATACTAAATAAATCCTTCACATCAAGAATATTATCAGATTTAGAATCCTCAAACTTTAAAATTTCTTCAAAATTTTGCCTATACTCATCTGGCATAGGTTCATAATCAGTAAATGCGCTTAATCTGAATTTAATTACATATAAACAAAAAGCAAAAGCCAGAACTAAGTCATCTCTTTCTCTTCCTTTTATTTTTCCATTTTTATCTTCTAAACTAATTAATTCTAATGCTAACCTAGAAGATTTAACAATATATGGATATTCATTAACATATGTTAATAATGATTCCATTATTAGTGGTCTTGTCATATTATCTGTTTGTAAACCATATTTATAATCTGTAACTATACCTTTTTTATCTCTCACAGGACGTTTATACATTCTATCTGCATACTTGATATCTCGTTTTAATGTTTCTACAACCTGGTTACCATAACTATTGACTTCTATTACACAAAAACAATTAGGATATATATCCATTACTAGCTTAACCATTTTACTAAAATCTGTAACTTCTGGACTACCTTGATACTCGGCAACTTGCTCTAATGTTTCAAATTTAATTACTTGTATTGTACTAAAACATGCACCTTCTCTGGTTGCTGTATCCACACCTATTAAATATCTATTTTGTTTATTGTACTCTTCCCAGATCCATAAATCACCACTAATTATTCTTTTCTTCATAATGGGTTGAATACTACTTTCTTGTAATACTCCAACAATATCATCATCAAAAACACAATCTCTTGAACCGAGAAAGGTCATATCTAATTCTTGAGCAATCTTCCTTTTATTATTATCTAATAATTTACATTGTTCAGAATACCAATTGGGATTATTTGCAAACTCAGGTATCTGTCTCCAATGCATTTCAAAGTATTTGAATATAGACTCACCGGACTTAGCCTTCTTAATAAGATTGTAATACCACTCACCTATACCAGTAGTACCATTAGGTGTTGAAATAACAACAGTTCCATAAGGTAAACCTTTTTCTTTTGCTACACTTTGGGCTTTAAATAATGCCGGTGCCATACCCGTATATGCATCATCAATATAACCAATAAATGCGGCCTCATCAATAACTAAAAATGTAATCGATTTACCCCTTAAAGTATTTTGTGGCTTAGCTGGGTTAACAGTAGAAGCAAATAATTTGAAACCAGTTTTAAGAATAAACGATTGTTCAGTTTTCTTTACATATTTCGGTCGCATCCAATCTGGTAATTCGTCAATCATATCCATAGTCTTTCTAGCAAAGTCTGTACACTCCGGACCATCTCTTGAGATAACACCCACAACTACATTTTCAAAAAACGTACCTAACCACACTAGAAAAGCTTGAATAACTGTAGATGCCCCCGTCTGTCGTGTTTTTAAAATTGCCATGTAGTGTTCTGTCATAATGTTATTAACTAATTCAATTTGTTTATTATAAAGTTTAAATTTTACAGATCCACCAACTTCTGGTATTTTTATATGCTTAGTAATAAAATATACAGGATCTTTTGAACACTTTTCGAATTCTTTGATTCGATTTTCTAAATCATCTTTTGATATTTTCTTTTTAGGCATACTTATTATCCCAATCTACTTACATAATCACCGGTTACTTCAAGAGTCACTTCTTTTTTATCTCCCATATAAACTATATCAAATGATACAACAAAACCTTTATTATTTGAAATATAATAAAGATTAAAATTAGAAATTTTTACATTGTGACTAAATAATTGAGCAACATCTTTAATTTCTTGGTATATCCCCTCTTTGGTCAACTCATCTGTTGGTTCCCATACAAACTTATACAATTCACTGCCATATTCTGGATCACCTGGATAATTACCTTTAGGGATAGATAGGTAATTTATAATTGAATCAACCACCCGATCTATCCCATAAACCTTTTTCAAATCCCCATCTGCACCAATAACCTTATAGAAACTAAAATCATTATCCAATAAATTATTAGACATATATTATTCCTCTAACAAATTAATGTCTTTTAACTATTACTTTTTTCAAAATGTTTCTTCATTTCTTCTAATTTCTTCTCTTCAAAATCAAATTTCCAATTTAAAAGATCTAAAAAGAAACCAACTGGCATTTTCATAATCTCAAAATAACTCATATGATATTCTGTAATAGCTAAATACACAGACTCATGAAAATATTTTTTTGTTGCTTCTATAACTTTAGGATTCAAATAACCTGCGAAAAAATTGCTCAACAATGTCCACCCCCAAGACAAAAGCGTTTCTACATGATGGACAAGAAGTATCATACATAAAATTCATTGAATACTTCCCAAAATTTTCAGCATACGCTTGTTTAATCTTTTTTCTATCTCTTGGAACAATTTGTTTAATTGCATATATCTTGTCTACTAATGTTTCAATTTCTTGAAGATCTTCAGAATTTTTATCCGGTTTATATAATATTTTATCAGTAATCATAAATAAGGATGTGAAATCTGGATCTTCATTAGATACTAAATGATTATTCATTATATCCATTTCATCTTTAATAGTTGGTTCTTTAATCTTAAATATTGCAGGAACAATATCTAATTGCACATCAACCCTTTGTTTTAAAATCTCACATTCCTCACCCGGATACTCTTCAATATTAACACCCTCAGATAACCTCAATTTAACAGTAAAATCATAATCACATTTAGGACAAGTTAAATTCATTTCCATATCATCACCATAAGAACAATGATGTAAACCAGAAAATAGAGCTTCCCTATCTCTTAAAGTAATTGTTTCCGTAAACTTTTCATATGTATCAATAATTTCTGGTTTATCAATAATACAATTATAAATTGTCTTATTTAATAATTCCATATTATTTCTTTTACCAACTAATGAAGTTTTTAATTTCATTTCTTCATCTGTAGTAACAGATCTAATTCTAAGTATTAACTTTGTTTGTGGTAATTTAACTTCATACTCAGGATATTCAATTTGAAAACCCTTAAAGATAGTGCTCATCTAAAACCTCCATATGCTTAAATTTTAACGTTATACGGGTAAAATAACATATACTTAATTAAAGTTCTTAATGTCTACAATTTTTGATGTATCTTTAACAATTTCAATTTTACTGGTTACTTTAGTATACTCAGCAATTAACATTTCTTCAATATTGTCTTTTTCAACTTCTGCCATAATAGATTGCTTCATTAATTTAACTTTACCATCTTCTTTAACACCTAATGGAAAAGGAACAACACCTACACCCTGTGGTCCTTGTGCTAATGCAATTAGATTTTCACATTCATAATATGATTCCTCTTCTCTACTAACACTACCAACTAAACTCAATCCACCATTAACTATAAACATTTTAATGTTTTCCATCTTAAATTCCTCCTATATTATTTA